GTTGGCCGCAACGTCGACAAAGTTTGGACCTGTCGCCGCCGTTGGTGTTGCAATTGTGATCGTGCCCGAACCGGTTGTCACAACGCCCGATATTACGATCGGAACACCCGCCACCTTTGCCGTCGCCGTTATGACGGATCCCGCAACCGAATAGGTGAACTCTAAGAACTCAGGGGGGATTCCGCTAGCGTTCAATGCGTCCGTGATTTGCGTTGCCGCTAGTGCCGTCGTAGCCCCCGTCATCACGATAGGGAGCGAAGCAAACCCTACCGTGAACGTCAACGTGTTACCGATGGCGATTGTTCCGCCGATGGTGATTGTCGTTACTTGCTTGACCGCTGCCACTGTCCCCAACCATCTGCGTATTGCCATCGCTTACCAGCTCCTCAGTTCTGTTTGTTTCGTCGACCGGGTCGACCGTTACGGATTGCGAAACCTCTTCGTCCTCGATCCCTTCCAATGTTTCAATAACCGCTTTGTCGTCGCCCCATTTGGAAGAACGAACAAAATTCAAAACGGTACTTTTGCGTACCTTCAGGATGCCCTTCGGATTCCGAACCGCAAGCATCGCACCGGTTTCGAGCCATCGGTGCACCGTACTTTTATGCACACCGAGAACCGACGCAACCGTCGCTTGGTTTAGAATCGGGTCAGTTGCATGCGTCTCGATGTCTCCAACGAGGTTCGCTTGGCTTTTTCCGTGTGGTGCGCTGCTCATTTTGTTTCTCACGTTTTGATAACTCCCCCCCATGCCGCGCTCGATCGCTTCGAGACGTAGGCGGCGTAGGAGGTCACGTCAATGTCGTCGTTTGGTTCGTCCGGCTTGCCAGTCCAGCCTAAAAGTACTCGCAAGTACGCTTTGAGCCAATCGGATTGTTCGAGGGGGACGAATATCTTTCCATGCTCCCAACGAGCGAGCATTTTGGAAGCGACCGCACGTTCTAGCTTAGCCCCTTCCCAGTTGTCTCCCATGCCTGGAATGCACGGGCCCACAAGCTCCACCTTGCACGCGGTTACCTCTTTTGCAAGTACCGGCCCGAAGTGAGCATTCTCGACGTATGCCTTTGGCACTTCCCATGCTGCGAGCGTATCGTCTACGCCAGCTACCAGCCTGCTCCAATCTACTTGCCCACGCCAAACGTATCGCAGGAACAGCAGCTCCGAGAGAATCACCTTTCGGTCCCCAACCGGCATGACCAAATGGGGCAGGTGATCCCATACCGCGCAGATACTCCAAGATGGTTGCTTGCCACGCGTTACCGCTGCCTTTTCCTTAGATGTTCCAGCCGTGTCGATCGTGGCAAAGCGTTGGCACTTGGCGAAAGGGATCCTGTAGAAGTGATCTTGAAAAGTGATGTGGAACTCAGCTTGGTTGCAAACGTATCTACGAACCCAAGCTGAATCGATTTGTGTTCCTTCGGCGACATTCCAGTTGCCGTCTAATAATCTGGCTCGCTCTATTTTGGATTGGGCTTTCAACCGCCCTTTGTAGCCCGGATCCCGTTCGAGCAGTTTGGGGTTGTCATCGAGCGTCGCCCGGATGAACGTGACCGACATGATGTCGTTTTCGTCGATGTCATCGAATTCCTCGATCAATTCTTGCTTCGAGTCGGACCAATGTAAGATCCCTTCGGAGTCGCGATAGAAGTATCGAAGCTTCCCAATGCGATCTTGAATTGCGTAGCCGTCCTCGCCGATCCACCAAGCAAGGAGGTCAGCAACCCAGCCTGGCTTTGGGTTGCAAGTGCAACGCACGTATGGACGGATTCCGCATGTAGTCCGCAATCGAGACAACATGTAGAAAAACATGGTCTCGGTAAAGTGCGTCAACTCGTCGAACCCGACAAAAGCGTACTGCAAGCCCTGATGCGAATACTTGTCCTTTTCATGCTGCAAATGCGACAACTTAATCCGTGCACCAGATTCGAATTCCGCGTCCAGGTGTGGAATGTCTCGAAGACTAGCGCCAAGGGCTCGATAGCTCGGTTGGCATTCGTCCCACAATCCGCCCTGCCCCGTTAGCTCCGGATAGGTCCGTCGAAAGATGATTGCTCGGAACCCTGGCAAGTCCACGTATCGCAATGGATCGTGAACTATAGTCCAAGACTTGCCACCTCCGGCGCTGCCGCCATAAATGACAATATCGGCCTCCGATTCAAAGCAATCGGTTTGCGGTCCTGGGTTCGGTTCTAGGATCGTGTCGAGGTTACTCGCTACCATCGGCCTGTACCTCTTCCGTTGGCGGTCTCGGAGTCGATGGCAAGCGTCGATTGTTGTCCGGTAACTTGATGATCAATCGACCGGTCATTTCGGTTTTTACCCGGACTTCCTTTCCGTACCCTCGGTCCCTGCCTTTGCGATCGAGGTACCAACCCGCAACCTTTGCGTTTGTCCTGATCGCTTTTTGGATGGTCTGCTCCGCATCGTCAAGCGCTTTGGCCTCAACCTCATCAAAAGCATCGCCCACCCATTCGACTTCCTTGCGATACTTCGCCACGGTCTTGCGATTGACACCCAGTTCCTTGGCAATGGCCGTGACCATCCCCGCGTTCTTCGCGATCGCGTTCAACCATCGTTCTTTGTCCGAATCTATGTCGATTTTGTTCACTGGTTAAATTTCGCGTTTTGCGTTTTTAAAATAAGTTTTGAAACCTGGCTCGAATTTGCATGGCTCAACCTATCAACCTGGGAATGCTAGAAATCGGCTCGAACGTCGGCGGACTGGAAACGGCAATGTCGGCAGAAAAACCGAACGGCGTTTTGGTGGTTCTCGCAACATGCCACCGCCTCGGCCTTGCTCGTAGATAAATCTAGGTTCATGCGGCCTTAGCCCCTGACCGAAAACTATAACGTCGTCGATAACGCCGGGAAAAGGAAAAGCGTTAGATGCATAACCATCCCCGATCGAATTGAGCGTAAAAGTCCCCGCCGCTAAGGTCAACGCACCAATCGAAACCCCATCTAAAAAAAGGTTTATGGCTGAAATTGCAGCAGTGCTAGGTGTTGAAAAAATGCAGTAGTGTCTAAAGGTCGTGAATGTCGTCAGGTTAAACTCGACGTTCCCGGTCGGAATTTGAAAACGTAAATAGTTTCCCGATCGAAACCAAATATAGCTGTTCGTGGTTGTGCTGTTGCCGATCGGCATTCCGATGGCTGCCGCGCCCTTTTGCTGCGCCCAAAACGATATGCCAAAATTTAGGGTGTTTAGGCTCACGGTGTTGACTGCTACGCGATCATTCACCCCGTCAAAATTTATCGCCAGCCTGTCGGCACTCGTAACATAGGCATCGTTGCCGTTGTTGGAAAAGTTGGTAAGCACGCCTTGATTGCGTCCCATCACGCTTGGCAATTGCAATCCGGTGTTGCCGGTCAACGACGGTGTCCACCGGTCAACGATGCGGCTTGCAAGGCTTTCCCATTCCGGCCCGTAGTATGCGGTCAATTGACAACCACCTCCGAACCTGTTCGGATTTCGACGGCAACGCGCACGGCCATGGGCTGACCGGTGCGGTTGTTAATACGCACGTTAATTTGGTCCCCGCCTTCAATTACCTGTTGGGTATTGATTCCAAGGTTTGCCACAATATCCCCTTGTGCCATCGCCAATTTAAGGGGGGCTGCCAAACCAAACGTGGTGCCACCTGTAACCGATATTATTTCTGCCCATTGGTGCGTGCCTGTTCCACCTGCGGCCGCGCTTATACAAATAACGTCCCCAATTGCCAACGTCCCTGCGGCTGCCACTGTAATTGACGTGGCCCCAGCACTAGCTGCCGCGCTTAACGTTGTTTGTGACGCTGCGGTTGTTGGGCCTGGGTTTGTTGTGTCGAACCGCCTGTCCTGGGTATTCACCACACCGTTCAATGTTCGGCGTACCATTACACGAATTTCACGCGTTGGAACGCTGGGATTCCGGCGTCCAATCCAGACGTGCACAACCACGCTTTCGGCGGTGCGGGCGTCGATTGTGGCGTCCAGGGTCGCATCGTTGGCCAATGTTTGGCCAACGATTAAATCGGGGCTAGGAAACGTGCTTAAACTACGCTGTATAACGGTTGCCATTGTTCCCGATCCTTCAATGTTTCGATTTCTAGGGGTGTTGTGGTATCTGCTTCCACGCCTGCGGCTAAAATCGGTGCGGCTTCCTCGGCGGTTAATCCAACGCCGTTGAAATTTGTCGGTGCTGTCAAGGCAATCCGAATTTCTTCAATCCCGAAATCGGGGAGTTGATTCGCATCGGGTTTCATCCATGCAATCACCTCCGCAATCAAAGGATTGACCAGAGCTGCGGCGTCCAGTTTTTGTAAAACGCTCTGTGCTAAATTTGCATTCTCGCGATGGAGAGAAATGATTCCCAAACGGCTCAATCGGCAGATTGTAGGCTTGGGCGGTGCGATCGCATTGACACGTAAGGCACAATCCGCAAATTGGCGGGCCATGTAATGCGCCAACGCTTGGTCGTCGGCCTGAATAATGCCGCGTAGTTTGTCGGCGTGCACGGTTTTAACTCCCCTTGATAAATGAAATGCAATCCCATTTGGCATCAACTCCGACGTATTCGAACGCAACGCGGTCGACGACCGTGGGCGATGTGCTCAACGTCACGCTGGCGGATGCCAGGTCGCCACGAAATCGGTAGTCACTGCCCCAGGTCACAACGCGGGAACCGGTCGCATCCTGACGCAACCGGAAAATTATCACGCGTCCATCGGAGGGATTCGTCGGGTTGGCAATCGTCCGGTTTCCGCCTAGTGTCACGTCGAATTTGTTGGCCGCTGCGGCATCGACCGTGATGGTTTCCGCGTCGGCTAATGCCTCGGGGGCCAGATCCAACGCATCGGTGAACGTCTTGACGCCTGCGACGCTCTGGGCCGTGGTGGTTAAAACAACGCCCGAGGCGGACAACTGCCCATCTGCAAACTGCAAACCCGCCCCGAGGGTCGCGACACTGACAACGGATCCGTTGCCGGCCAACAACCCTGCAAGGGTCGTCGTAGTGGAGCTCGACACGCTGTTGGGCCCTGCGGCACCCGTCGGCCCCTGGGGACCGGTCGCCCCAGTGAATCCCGTCGCACCCGCTGGACCCTGCGGTCCTGTCGCGCCTGCAGGACCGGTCGCACCCGCTGGGCCTTGTGGGCCAGTGGCTCCCGTTGCACCTGTCGCCCCGGTGTCTCCCCGAGGAATCGCGAAGTTGAAAACGGCGGCACTCGAGGTGCCAATGTTGGTGATTGTCGCAGTCGAACCAGCGGCCCCGGTCGATACGGTGCCCACGGTAATCGTGGCGGCGGATCCCGCGGCCCCGGCTGCACCTGTCGGCCCGGTCGGGCCTGTTGGGCCCTGGGCGCCCGTGGCACCGGTGGCCCCCGTCAACCCTGTGATCGTTACCACGGTTCCGGCGAACGATAGGGTGCCATTGGGAAACACCAACTCGGTGGCCGTGCCTGTGGGATTGTTGTCGACTTCTCGGACGGTCAGAGACCCGCCTTCTCCGCCTCCGCCCGCCGGACCTTGCGGACCCGTCCCTTTGGCGAAGTGAATCGAATACCGCGTTGGCGCTGCCGAGTAGTGGATTGAGAACGTGGTCATGTACTTACCGTCCGTTCCAGCGTAACACGACCTTTTAAGATTTTCGTTCTCTTCGTTGAAGGATCTATTAGCGTGACGTCATAGAAGTACTGCGCGTCCGCTGGTTCGTTTGAGAGGTCGATTACTGCCGTCACACTTGCAGCTACGGACATGGTCACTACGGTTCCAGAAATCCCGAATGCAAACGAGAACATCAGCGCCGATGAAACGTCTTCACCTTTCCGAACCTTTCCAACGATGGAGTACCCAGCAAGGTTCATTGCAACGTCATCAACGCGAATGTCGAAGGTTTCGGACCAATCGATATTCTGGCCTATTGTCAGGTTTCGGATCGCTGGCAGTGGCATGCTATGCCTGCGCCTCCGTGTCCAATGGCCATCCGACAACAGACTCTCGAGACAGCACGGAAGTCAAGGTAGATGGCTCAACGACGCCATCAGAGACCCAATGGTCAAACATCGCTTGGCAATGCAAAACGGCTTCCTCGTGGTCCTCGAAGCCAGCCAACCGCATCCGAACGGAATTGGTGAATTGGCTCCGATCGCGTCCTCCTTTGGATTCAAAGGCTTGGCAAGCGATGCGATGGCGGTCAACGTCGGTAGCAAGAAGTGGCATATCGCGCGAGTCCATTTTGGGGTTGATGTTGGTGTGATCAGGTCCACCGCAATGGTAACCTCATCCGCCACACCTCACTGTCCAAGTTTCGACGTTGTCCGTTAGTGGCCGGATTTGTCCGCTTATTTCCACTGTTGGAATGATCCAGTCCGACTACGTTTGGTGATTTGCTCTCGGCGGAATCCAAAAGCAGGCAAGTACAAAAATCTCGAGCATTCTCCAGAAGTAGATTGCATCGAGCACTGGATTGAGAATCGGAGTCATCACGCAATACCGAACATGAAACGGATTCCTATGATGCTCCGAGTGATGTTTTGGGCTCTGGAAAATGCACAAACGCTGCATCATCACAACCAACCATCCGTTCCTACTTTTGCTGTGCGCAAGGGCGTGAATTTGGTTTGCCTGGGAAACAAACAGCATAGTCAGCCATCCGTCGCGCAATGGCTCGAAAGCCAAGCAGAATAGCATTGCAGCAAAGCTTGGGACGATCGTGGTGTAGTTTCGCTCCCAGTACGATCCCTTGAGAAACGCATATTGATTAGCATGATGCAACTGGTTCGGCCCACCAATCAGCCGACCGATAAACGAGTCGCTTTGGGTTAGGTAAGTATCCTCCCACCAATGAAAAAAGCCTGCGAGGAAATCCGCAGCCAGCCACGACAGGCAAATAAAAACAAAGCAGTTAGTCATAGGGAAATCGCAGTCCTTAAATGGATTAGCCGTTTGGTTTTTCTAAATGATTCGCGTGGCCGTGGCCAAACAGTTGCTTAGGGCATTGCTGGGTATTGGCCTTGATCGATGCAACGTCTCTGCGGGTTTCCGACAGCTCCTCGCAAACGCGATCCATTGTCTGCCCGAGTTTTTGCTGCGTTACGTTGCTTTTTTCGAGGTTTTCCGTTTGGCCTTGAAAGTAAGCTATCGCTGCGTCTTTCATCGGGACCAGCACTAACTGCATAAAGGCTTTCCCGCCCCTGTGAACCCCTAGGAAGATTGCGGCAATGATTGCCACAGCGAGGCCGTTGTTAAATAGCCATTTGACTGTTTCTTCCGTCATCGCCTCAGCTCGCTTTCTAGTCGCTCAACGCTCATGTACCCAGAAATCTCGAAAGTCTTTGTGCCGTCAATGACAATGAAATGAGGTAGCGGCGACACGGTTTTTTCATCGCCATATGCAAAGCTGTACCCCATAGCCCGAAACTTTTCTTGCTCGAATTGTTTCCATCTCTTGCAGGGCTCGCACCAGTCCGCAGAAAAAATAATGATCTCTTTCTTCGCGGGCTCCACATTTGGCGTTTCGTCAGATACCGGCCTGTCAGGGTGATAAGGTTCCTTTTCATCAATGAAAAAGTCCTTGAGCTTCTCGGTCGCTTCGTCCGTTTTTGCGTCGAGTTTTGCTTGCGTCTCTTGGTACGACTGCCATAGCTCAGCAGCCCTTGGTCCGCACAAAAGCAAAGCAGCTCCAACCACAAGCATGGCTATTGTCTTGATGTCCGGTTTTTTGCTTTCCATGGAGGAGCCTCGCTATCGTTAAGCTGCGTTGGAGGTAATACCACGGGGAGCAACGGCGTTTGTGGGCAAGGCTTTATCTCCGCGAAGCACGGCCGTACCGTTTTCGCCCCAGTTCTTCCAGGAGTTCAGGATGCGAACGCCAAAAGATCCTGGTTCAACTTCCTCGAGGTCCATCGAGCAGACCGAATGCCCCCACCAGTAAAAGTCGGTCGCGACTGGTATTCGATTCAACAAGCATGTCGCGAACTGATCAAAGGTCATCTTGCGATCGTAAACCGGCGAAGACAACTCGACCCATCCTGAAGTGATCTTGTACTTGGCTGCGTTCAACCAAGTCGCCTGAGTGTCGTTTGATCGAGACATGGATTTTTCTTTCCAGAACTCAACTGAGGGCACGCCGTGTTTGGCGACGTACTCCATACTTAGCGCCGCCCAGCCGCCTTGGTCTGCGTAGTTCTTCACCTTGCATCCAATGGCGTGGGCAGATAATCGAACATAGGGCAGCCCCATCGAGGCTCGCCAAAGCATGATGGAATGGACCGTCGAATAGGTCCAGCAGTACCCTTGGCCGTTCTGATCGAGGTTTTGAAAAGGCTTGCCTCTATCGGCAATGTTTCTCAAGTCGCTGATCCTCGACTTGGTTCGCTTCATCTCCTTGATGCGATCCGACCACTCCGATCGCGGGATGATTTGCAGTTGAGTCAAGTCCCACTCGGGGGCCCCGTAAGAGCCAACCGGATACTGCTTGGGATCGCGGTATACAAGACCAAAGGTGTTGCCTTGGGTTTCCTTTCCGCCCTGGATGAAATCTCGATAGTTGTCGTCATCAATGATGAACTCTGCCATCGTTACCCTCCGGTGTGTTTCTTTAGCAGCGACATTGTTCCGTCAATGGTTTTTGGCATCTTGCCTTCGTATCCGCCCTTGTTTTTTCCAGAAGAAATCATCAGCCAGGGATTGTGTTTTCTGGGGCGTTCAAAGGCTTCTTTCCAATACGCTTCGTCTTGAGACATATCTGCCTTGTTAGAGACGATTCGATAATCCTTTGCTGCCTCGCCAAGATACTTGCGGATGTCGCTGGAGAAAATCACCGACTTCTCAGACTCGGGCATCAAGGACAGCTTCGAGTCGTCGTAAACAAGCATCACGCGAAATCCTTCCGCGTTGATAGGGCGAACTCCTGGAGACAGGAAGTCGAAGTTCAGCGACTCGCCTCCCCCAAGAAAGAGAAGTAAGCCGCCAATCAACATCAAGATTGCTGGCGCTTTTGACTTCATGTCGCTTACTCCTTCGGGGCGTAGATACTGCCGATTGCGGTTCTCATGCAGTCAGCCCCGGTCTTGTTGTTCTGGGACTCAAAGTACTGCATCAGAGCTTCGCAATGAGCGACGGCCTCGACGCGAGACCCAATAGGCTGGCTGGATTCCGTTCCAGCCGGTCTATCAGTCTTGGGCTCGTCGCCTTGATCCAAAAACGACACCGTCTTGAGAGCAGGACCGTAAAGGGCCCACGCTGCTCCGCCAAGCATCAGCAAAAGTCCGATCCATTGCAGGTTCATTGCTCGTCAGCCTCCGTGATTCCGCAGCCTTCGCAGGCCTTTAAAAAGCCTTTGTCTTCGGTCAGCCACTTGTAACCCACATCGCGAGGGACTTTGCTTAGGAAGCCCTGATCTTTGAGCCACAACCAAAATCGGATGATTGAAATAATCAGCATGGCAATCGTGGCCGGATCCATGCCGTATTTTTCGGCTCGGGCCTCAAACAAGCCTTTAGCTACGTTGTGGTCCCCGCTTGCAGCCTCATACGACTCGATCGCAAACTTTCGAACCTTGCGACGACTGAAAAATCGAGGGAATCTTCTTTTCGCCACGGCTTGATTCCTTACGGTGTGTTTGGAGAGATATGCGGTCTAATTGCATATCCGGCCAAAAGGGTTTGGACGAGAGTCAATACTTGCTGGATGGTGTCAGGAGTGATCGGAAGGTTAAGCCTGTCCTTAAGCACTGCATTTGCAATGGCTGCGGCAAGAGCCCAAAATCTTGGGCTCTGAACAAGCTGCATCCAGCCCTTTGTCGCCCCCGCAGATTCCCCGATGATCCACAGAACGAGCGAATTGGTGATGGTATGCGAGGTCTCTTCGTCGATCGGCAAACCAAGCTTTTCTCGCAGTAACACAAACACCAATGCGATTGCAGCGGTGAGAAACGATCGTCGGCTTTTGGCCCATTCAACAATTTGGTTCATGACAGATCTTCTTCGCTTGTGCCGGTAACATCGAAATTGCTTACGAGTCGCTTGAACGATTGCAGACTAGCACACACGGCCGGCAAGAGAATATCGGTGGGGCTACATGTCCGTTAGTGGCCGGTTTTGTCCGCTTTTTGCCACGACTCGATTTGCAATACCGACCAATGATTTTCGATCAATGGCTTGGGGAGTAGCTTGTTGGAGCGCCATCGCCTGATTGTCCGATCCGACACTCCGAGCAGCAGAGCGAGCTGCTTGACGTTCAACAAACGGAGATCGCTGCTGGATCGATTCGGACGTTCCGTTGTTCGTTGGTGGGTGGCGGTATCGGTGGACATAGCTCCAGCGTCACTTGATTAATTGAAACGCCATGGAATTCCAACATCTTGCGGACAACCGTTGCGAGATAGCTCGATGGTTTATCAACTGAATGTTCGAGGATCCGATCGCACGCATCGAGGAAGCCCCCAGGGTCGCAGTTTGCTGCGATCCACGAGTATCGCCAAAATAGTTCACGATCGTATTTTAGCCGCTTTCGGTCAGACAAACGTACGAGCTTGTTGGCGATTTCAACGGCTTTCTCCGCCTTTGCCTCACAAGTACATTCCCCACCAACAACCGAACAACCAAACCAGCCATGGGCGGCTTGGTGTGGTTGGGCTTGGTATGGCTTGGCTTGGTTTGGTTTGGTAGTGGGTGGCTTAGCCCCCCCCTTAGCACCCTCCTTAGCCACCCCCTTAGCACCATCCTTAGCCCCCTCCTTAGCATCCTCCTCAGAGACCTGCTTAGCGACGTCCGATTCGGATTCAGGCACCGACGCGAAGGGCTTTTTAGAGCTGGCTAGATTGCCCTTCACCCAAGTTGGGCAATGCTCGTGCCAATCGTGAACCACGAGTCGATGGTCTTCCGATTTATCGAGCCAACCACAGTCGACGAGCGCATCAATGAGCTTGTCGGGATCACCTTCCCAATCGCAGATGACGGCAATATCGATGTTCTCAAAACGACCAATATCGCCTTGCGGGCAGTTTTTCGCAGTCCCGGCCCAAAGCAGTTCCAGAAGTCCAACGATGCCTCGCTGCGACTCGGACAAGCTACGCTGGAGCCGCTTGAACTTGATAAGATCGACCGTGCCAACCTTCATGGTTATTCCTCTGAGCTTCGCGCGTCTATGTCCTTCGCCATTCGGTGCATCAATGCTGCCGAGCCTACTTCGATCATCAGTGTCAGTTCCGGATACGGTCTTGCTACTTCGTTAAGGATTTCCTCAAGCCGTGCTGGGTCATATCGCAGAAAATCTTCGCTATCCAACATGTCGGAAAGCATCTCTTCTAAGTGTTCGGTCACCTCAAAAGGGCCTGCACCCTCTGACGCTGCCCAGTCACCCAGTTCTGTGTCTTGACTCATTAAGTCAATCGAAATAACCAGGAATCCGATGTGCGACACATCGAAGAGATAACTATGGTTCACACAGGTCTCTACCATCGGCCTGAAATGCCTACCAGCAATCCAATGAAGAATGCTTGGCAGTAGCGGATTTTTACGCGATTCTTCTAACAGCTTCGCTCTATGCCGATCCTCGATCGAACTCGCGGTTCCCCTCAGACGCTTGAACGTGTCTAGTTTTTCGTCCATCGCGTGCCTCAGAAATCAAGTTCCAACCAGCCTTGCTTCATTCTTGGAACCGTGTTGACGACGATCGTCGCAGGCTTTCCGTGCTGTGTCAGCTTTTTTTCCGAGGTGGTTTTGACCAACCCGATTTCCTCTAGTTCGCTCACTCGCCCACAAACAGACGACAACGGCATGTTGCAAACTTCCGCAAGCTCATGCCGAGTCAATCCTTCTTTCTCCAGAGCCTTTAGGATCGCCCTTTGGGCCCTGGACAAAGTCTCTATGGCAAGATCGGAGTACGCGAGGTCTCGATTGGCTTCGCCGTTGATACTCATTGCTGGTCAGCTCCTTTATTTGGCGTCTGGACAACTAGCCAGTTCGTCCAGGAGGTCATTCATATCTTCCTGCAAATCATCAACAGCTATTTTGATTTCACCGGCTCCGTCAAGGTATTCTTCGAGGACTTGGTTTTCGTCGACGAGCAAGTCTTCCAAGATGCGTACCTGTTCGCCAAGGATCCTCAAGCAGTGTTGGATCTTCGATGCATAGGGACGCAACAGAACCAGCTTTTCGTTCCGATCAGCTCGTTCGGCCTCGTATTCCAGCAGCAATTCACGAAAGCCTTCTTCGGCCTTATCGCGAGCAGCGGCTTGCTCCGAAGTCAATTCATGGTTTACCAGCGTAGGGTCATAAACAGTCCCGATCGGTCGAGAAGCGGGAAACAATCGCGGCTGATCATCCAACTGGCCCAAGGGGGTTTCGACAGGTTTGTTCTCAGGTGCATCTTTCGATGCTTGCTCGCGTTCCTCAGGTTCGTTCTCAGGTGCAGCAACTTGACGCTGCGGCAAAAGGGTCTTAGTTAACCGCCTGGGAAGAAAGGTCATATGAGCATCGTGGAATGGGTTCGGCTTTGCTTGATCACGCTTCTGTTTGTCCAATGCATCCCGAGCTGCCTGCTCGCGTTCCTCTTGATCACGCTGCTGTTTTGCCAGTGCATCCCGAGCTGCCTGCTCGCGTTCCTCTTGATCACGCTGCTGCTTTGCCAGTGCATCCCGAGCTGCCTGCTCGCGCTCCTCTTGCTCACGCTGCTGCTTTGCCAGTGCATCCCGAGCTGCTTGCTCGCGCTCCTCTTGCTCACGCTGCTGCTTTGCCAGTGCATCCCGAGCTGCTTGCAACTCATCTTGTTGGCGTTTCAATTCCTTCCGCTCCTTCTCGACTTGCTCCTCTGCGATTCGGAGTTTTGCTTTGCGGTCCTCCTCCTCCTTGGCGAGCCTATCTTTTTCCTCCTGGGCTCGCTTTTTCGCTTCCCGGCCATCTTGCAAGGCGGACTCGTATTGCTGCTGCGTCCAGGTTTCGGCGTGCTCGTACGCCAATCGCTGCCCGGTCTCGGACAAGAAATAATCCTGGCGATCCTTGATCATCGCTTCACGCTGGGCTTCCATCTCCTTTTTCTTAAGCTCCGCAGCGTTGTCGAAATCCGCCTTTTTCTTGCGTAGAGGCGTCTCGATTTCGGTCAGCCGAGCAATCAGTCTCGACTCTTCTTTGTTCACTTTGCGTTGGTGGGCGAGAGCCTCCTCATTCAGCACCTTTTTCAAATCCCCAACCTTGCCCCGCATGGTAGTACACCATTTGATTGCACTCTTGTGATTTTCGTAGCCCTCGGGTGTGCTGAGGTCGTAGTCAGCGACCGTCAAGGCAAACTGATCGATTACCTCGTCCGCTACAACCGAGAGGAACAGTTGGCCTTCACCATCACCTTTGATCGTCGTCTCTACAATTACTTCGGATGCCATCTTGCGATTTTCCTTTAGAAAAAACACCACACTTCGATACCAATTAGCGGAACACTCTTGCGTCGTGGTAAACGTCAAAAGTGATCCAATGAACTCACTCATTCGGAAAGCCGTTGTGCGTCACGCCGTCGAGCACGCGACCAGCTTGCGCCTTACCAATGCGATAAAGTCGCTCTCCTCGTTTGTAACTCGCGAATGTTGCTTTGCAGAGTTGCGCCGGCGTGGCCGCCGCCACCGGTCCAAACTCTCCCCACTGCTTGAACAGGAATGGCACTCCCGCAGCTTGGCACTGATCGCGGAGCGACCGAAACCATTCCGGATCGGTCGGCCTAGCCTGGGGTCCGCTTTCGCCTCCAGCGATAACCCAGTCGACTCCACCAAATGCTTTGTTTAGGTACGCAGGCGGATCGATCGGGAGGCCTCGGCATCCGCATTCAAAGCCGCTACAGCAATACTCTGGACCGTCTGGATATAGCGAATCAGGGTAACTAAGATCGATGGGCCCAAGCAACGGTTCGCAGCTCAAAAACAGCACAGGGGAAAGGTCTCGGCATTGGAGAAACTCCTGTATCCGCTGGTCCACATACCCTTGGTTCTCAATCGAGGTCCCGAGCCAAACGTTACGCCGAAAGTATGGATGAACGTCCTTAGATTCCCCTTCGTCCATTAGCTCTCGAATGCGTCCCGTAGTGCCTCCGTCTAGGTGCTGAGCTAGCCACATTTTCTGAATATTTTCTGGCCGCTTCGTTAACAACAACCAATTCAAATTTGGCGTCGCATCGATCAAAGAGAACAACCTCTGACGAACGTCGGCCATTGTCCCGGCCCTGACACCTCTTTGCCTTGCCAACTCCGATCGCTCAGAATCTTCTTTGCTTGCAAAAATCCATGTCGAAGATGCAGTTTCAAGCCAAAGCCTTTCCCCCTTGCTGTTGACGATCGGCCCTTGCCAGTCCTCGAACACATCGGCCAATGACGCACAGAAAACCCGCTTTCGGAATTGATGCAACTCTGGCTCTGGATAGCTTTTCGTCCCAAACCAGCAGCAGTCAGAAACCCATTGGGCTTGGGCTGCTTCGAACTCTTTCTGTGCGTCCCGGTTCCATTTCAAGGGCTTGGACCAGTTATCATTCGAGGTCAGAACCCGCGTCCCGGTCGGCCCCCATTGAACCTGCCCAAGCCTATGATCAAAGTCCCGCTCGGCATAGCAATTCTTGCACGCCGGACTGACTTTCGTGCAACCGATCCAGGGATTGAACGAGTGCGTCGCCCACTCGATTTTTGTGTTTTCTGCCATGGTTAAGACTCTGATTTTTCTGATTGAGCCAGCTCGTTTTCACGCAAAGTTTTCTGAGCAAGGTGCATCCGTTTTGCTTCTTGCTCTACAACGTCTCTCCACTTTTCGCCATGTTCTAGGTAGATATTGAGCATCCAGTGAATGACAGCCGCCTGCTCCGCCTCGGCTTTCCGATCGATTGCATGCCCATCTCTTCGCAGCAGTTCAGCAATGTGAATGCACTGAATACAGACCGTCCCTAAAATTCGCCGTGTGTCGTCGTTCAGTGGAATTTGCATGGTGTTTCATTTGATGGGAGTGAGAATAAAAACGCCGCCCCGGTGTGGTTCGGCAAAAGGACCGGGCGGGATTCAAACCCGCCTCGGAATCGTTCCACAACCTCTCGATTGTGGCCGTACTTCCGGCCATCGGCCAGTCCTCAGTCTGTATCGATTCGCTGTTACCTCACGCGTGTCGCCACCACGCCGCCGATCCAGTTGCGGGTCTAGGAATCGAACCTAGCGCTCAGAGCTTATGAGGCTCTGATGAGCTCCAGCCCACCCGCGATACAACCCCCCTGGCCGGATTTGAACCGGCAGTATCCAGACTCAATGCCTGGCGTGTTCCTTTTACACTACAGGGGATTTCAAAGGACCGGGAAGGATTCGAACCTTCGACCAGGGGTACAACCCCTAGCTCTGCCACTGAGCTACC